CCGCTCGAGCGCAACCTCCCCGTCATCCTCGCCCTCGTCTGCTCGGCCGCCACCGCCTCCAGAACCGCCTGCATCATCGTCTTTTGGTTTTTGCAAGATGTTAATCTCGTCAAATCCCAGTAGACCAAGCAATTCTTTAGCGGCCTTCTTAGCGTTTTTGGCTGAGTCTCCAAGATTGTCAGCAAGGCCTCCTGCTGAATCTCCAGCGTCGTCCACTGCATCAGCAAGGTCTCCTGCTCCGCCTGCAGCATCTTTCATGGCATTACCCATGTCTCCAACTGCTCCACCGACACCATCTTTTACCGTAGCTTTCTTGTTAAACATTAAAGCAATAAACTCAGCGAGTTTAGCAGTAACATTCTTCAAGACCATAGCGAAAGAGTTCAAGACAGGCATAATGGCATTGATAATCGGTAACATAGCATTACCCAGATTCAATGCACTATCTTTCATCAGCGACTTAAACAGGCTGATACTACCGTTGACTGAATTGGATAAGGTATCTCCATACTTGGCTGTAGCCTGCTCTAGGATAGCCATAAGACGGATTTGTTGCTGGGTTTGATAGTCCAACTGTTGCCAGCTCTGTCCGTTTGCGAACTTCTTAAAAGCTTCAGTAGACTCAATCATAGCCACATTGACGTTGATTCCTAAGTCTTCAATTGCTTCGGTGTTACCTAGCAAACCTGAGCGAATCCGCTCCATAACGTCTGTAATGCTACGCCCTGAGCCTTCAGCAACAACTGCTGATGTCTGCAACATTTTAGCTGTATAAGCACTTAGTTTGTTAGTATCTTTGATAAATCCAGAAAATAGGTTTGAGTAGACTGCACCGTAGTTGGTTGCCTCACCCACACCCATATTCATAGCGTTGGCGTTATCGTTAACCCATTTTAAGAAAGATTGCGAACTCTCGCCCATCTGTCGCTTAATTTGGTTCATAGACGCTGATACTTCAAGAGCCGTCTGCGCTGAATACATCCCAACATCAAGCAATTTCTTACCAAGGATTGCAAAACCAGCGAACTTAGCTAGCTTACCAAACGCACTACCGATAGAATTCGACTGTTCACGAACTTTGGCAGTGGCATTCTTCACTTGGTCAGATGTTCCCTTGACCTGATTCTCGACTTCTTTCATCTTCTTCCTGAAAGGCGCTATCTCAGCGTCAATCATGACTTTCAATTCGTCAAGAGTTGCCATTCATTTCCTCCTTCCTTTTGCGATTATGTCTTTCTGCAAATTCACGCATCCGTTCCTTATGCAACAAAAACGCTTGTCTCTGCCGTTCCTGTTCTACCGCTTGTTGTTCTTCTACAAATAACTCAGGCGCATATTCCCAGAACTCAAAGACCTTGGCATCTTTGGATAACAATAAGGAAACGTGGTTGGATATCATCTGCGAAAGTCTATAAGAGTCAATAATCTTTTCTTTACGCTCTTGGGCTTTAACACGGTTGTAGCTTTCTATCATTTCCCTGATTTCAAGCACCGTCAAATCCCAAAAATCAAGAGGCTTGCCCCCGATGTCTAAAAACATAGGATAAAGCCTCTCAATAATCTGCGTTACCGTTAAGATTACTCGACTACTGTCATTTTCTTCTTGGAAGTTTTCTTGTCCTTGCTTCCTCGTGGAGTAAAACCCGATACTTCAAAGAGTGGCATTAAAACCTCTGACATGAAGGTTGTTTGGTCTCCACCGTTGTCCACGTATTCATCGTATAGATCGTAGACATCCTCAAAGGAATACCCATGTTCATACTGCTGCAAGGCTCCGTGAACTAACAACAACATAACTTTTAAAGGCGGTAAAGTGAATTCTTCACCAGCTTCAGGCATAAAAATCTTTAACAAGTTCATGCCGATTTTTTCTTCCACAGTTGCAGCTTGATGAGATGTCAAACGTAGCTTCAACTCTTTTTCGTCAGTAACTTTCCAAGTTGTGTATTTTAACGCCATTTAATTAACCTCCAATTCCGTCTACAAATTCCAACTCTGACTGCAAAGCAATTTTAAGGGTGAACTCGATAACGGCATTGACACCGCCACCGCCAAGCTTAACAGATACTTGACCTTCAAAATGAACTTTAGTGTTGTCTGGGTAAGTTTGCTCAAAGAAAAGTTTTGTCTTGTTGTCTGCCGCGTTACGCAAAATACGATAAGGTGCGGTTGCGCTATCGTTCTTGTAAGAGAATTTGTATTCCAATTCCCCCGCATCACCGATACCGAACTCATACTTCTTAACTTTATCTTCAAGAGTAGTGTTCTCTACTTTTTCAGGCTCAATACCAAACTCTGGTACTTCTTTCAAACCAGCAAGTTTAGTATAAGTTCCTTTAGCTGTACCATAAGCTAACGTAATTCCATTTGCTAACATGTTTAATTCTCCATTCTAAATTGAAAAACAAGCTCTGAGTGTAAGTCAACAACACCTTCAAAACGCATGACTTTATGTCTCAAATGAGACGGGTCTGGCACGTCTTGGCAGTCGGTTCTTCGTAAACCTAAAGACTCAAAAATCTGATTGATTTTAACAGCTAACTCACTAGTGCTGTTATCATCAAAGATATCCACCTTATAGCGGATAGAGGATTTCTGTTCCTGGTCATCGAACCATTCACCCGGCTTGTTCTGTTCTTCCAAAAAAATAACGACTGGGAAAGTCTCCCAATCGCTAGGATAAGTATCAGTCACATTATCTGCGACCTTTTGCAATTCTTTATAAATAACAGGCTTGATATTGATCATTTTATTTGTTCTCTTATCTTTCTACGGACATAATTTGAAATATTCTTAGACACACGCTCTTGATTGTCTCTCAAAGCTGGATAAAGATAAGGCTGGGCAGGTTGACCATACATCTTGTAGAACTCTCCAATTTTTTGAAAATGGTAAGGTCCTACATCAATTTGGTCTTCATGCACATACCAAGGACTAGACCTGTAAGACACGCTAACCTCTGGGGAGATACCCGAATGGCTAGCTTGTCCTTTTGGTCCTGTTCCAAACTCAACATAAGGAGCGTAGTGCAGATTGGTGTAAACCTCTGCTATAGCCTTATCTCCGTCCATTTTGACCCTAGTTTTGATACTGTTTCTAAGTTCTCCATTGTTACCTGGCGCTAATCTCTTAGCGTCTGCTTGGACAATGGTTTTAGCTGCATGATGAACCGCTTTTGAAACAATATCTCGTTGTGTAACATCTGATAGCCTTCTTAACTTAGCTATAAGTCTATCTGCCCCTAGTAGCTCTGACACGCTCTAACTCCAAAACTTGATGATGTGTGTAGACCTTTTTAGAAATAACCCTATGAGTCACTTCCGTCTGGCTATCGATACACACACCATCCTTTACTTTGATAGTAGCTGACTTGTTGGCATTGGCATTCAAAATATCATTGACACGCTCGCCATACAATTCAGACTGCAACTTGCTACTAGCTGGCCACAATTCAAGACGGACTGTCTCAGCTTTCTTGGCATATCCTTCTTTTGCGACACCTTCCTCAGTGACAATCTTTTCAAACCGCCGCATCGGATAAGGTTTCAGTCTACTCTGCTTCAAAAACATGGCCTGCCACCCTTGCTAGTCTGTGCATGCGTATACGCTGTAGAAGACCCGTAGACAGGCCGTTTTCTCCGTAGACTACTGCTATGCCACCTTCGGTTCTAGAATGCTCTCCTTCCGCTCCTGAGCGGTTGTGGAGCTCGATAGCAACCTCAGGTATTAAGAGACTTAAAGCTGGTGTCAAAGATGTGCGATTAGTCTCTGACAAGATAAGATTTGTAGCCCTTGTTTGGAGCAACATGAGAAGCTGAGTATCTTCTTCGCCTGTCATTTTCTTCAGCAACTCTATAGACATATCAATCCTCTTCTAAGAACTCAGGTTCAGGGAGGATTTCCTCAAGAACATCTGAGATAGCGACACCATTGCTGGCAAAATTGTTAGCCAGCTCAGCATAGCGCTCCTCAGTAATCTCAAGTTCCTCGCCTGCCAGTCGTTTCACATTTGATTCCCAATCGTAGAAATCTTGTTTGATTTTAAATTTCACTTTTTAAATCCTCCAGCACCTCTACAATTTCGGCTTTTGATAACTTATAGGCGCCAGCTATGCCAGCTTCTTTGGCTAGATTCTTCAACTCTTCTAGAGTCTTATTCTCTAAATCAGAATACTGGCTAACCCGCTCCTCTTGGATATAATGACGTCGTAGCAATAAGCTCATATCGTCACCTCTTACTCGCCGAATTTTACAACTCGTGTAGGGTCGTATAGGTAAACACCGTAGTGTTCATCACCAGTGATGACTGTTGTCTTTTTAAGGATGTCACGGTCTGTTTCGATAGCCACATCACGTTTTAGCAAAATGACAAAAGCACCATATTTATTGGCATCATCTGTCTGAGTTTGGCTAGGAGAGACTTTGACGATAAAGCCTTTACCTTCATCAACTTTTTTAGAGCGTACAATTTGCACACCAGCTGCTTCACCGAACGTTCCGGATACAACCATATCTGCGCCAAGCTCTGAACCTTTAGTCCATTCTTTTGCTACGTCAGTTTTTAGCTTGATAGCATCTTTAGGGTTGATGATAGCAACATATCGCGCATCTTCTTCGTCCTCAAAAATCTCAAGAGCTTTATCAATAGTCGCTAGAGTTGTTGGAGCCTCTGCAACGTGCTGTGTTGCAGTCTTAGCTACTGCGACCAAATCATTATCAATCTTGTTAGCGATAGCCAACCCAAGCTGGTAAGTAGCTTGACCTAGTGGGTCTCCAAGACCTGACAAAAGAGCTTCATCGGTAACTTCATAACCTTTAGCAGCTTTTTTGATGGTCATAGTGGTCTTTTTAGTAGTCAATTGGTCTGGAGAAATAGCTTGACCTTCTCCAACCTCCGTCGCATCTCCTGCGTACTCCCA